AACTTTAAAAATATAACCCATTACTTTTTGCCTCCTTTCTTTTTCTTTTTCTTTCCTTTTGGTTTCATTGATCCGTAATGTGAAGGCATGATTTTGAATGCAACTAAATATATCTTATCTCCTTTTGCGTTTCTTGGCTGGTTTAGATTTTCCAGCAGAACTCAAAGCAATCGCAACAGCCTGTGATCTTGATTTACCTTCTTTCATAAGCATTCTTATGTTGCCAGTTATAGTTTTTTGGGACTTTCCTTTTTTAATTGGCATTTGGATATCGTTTGGCTAGTTGATCTAATGTTAGCTCCGTTCCATCTTCTCGGAT